AGATGAACAAGGTAGGTAGCAAAGATGCCCCTACTGCTAAAGACTTTAAAGAATCTGCGAAGACTGCAAAGCCTACACGCAGAAAGATGATTGAATCCAAGATGAAGGATATGTAATCATGGATAAGCAATTCTTCCCTGATTTGCCACTAGATTTAAACCCTAGTGACCTAGCCAAAGCACTAAGAAATGTGCAAGTTGGCGGTGTTGTCATTCCATTAGAAGATAAGGCAAAACTTGCTCAAGGCAGAATAGGCTATCAAATGCCAATTGATGACCAATCACAGTTTATCGCTGGTGTAAGTGGTCAAAAATCTGTGAACAACCCATACATACCATCTCGCCCAACAGGGTTTGATGTTGGATACCAAGACCCAAGACAATCATTCACTTTTGGATATAACGCCAACCCACAAATGAACCCTGACGATATGATGCTTGGTAAGCATGGCGTATATGCTAAATACAAGCGTAGTTTCTAACTAAAGGACTAAATATGTTTAAAAAAGAAAAGATTAAGCCTGAAAACAGCTTGCTCCAACCCCACAAAGAATCAACGCTAGAGAAACAACAGCGTTTGCGTTTAGAGCGTAGAGCAGCTATTGCTAACAAACTCAAGGATTTAGACAAAGAAGTCAAATAGTAGTAAACTTAACTTATCTTAATCAACCACTTGGTAAAGGTATGAGTAATAAACAACAGACAAATAATCCTAAGGGTAGACCTAAAGGTAGCCCTAATAAGTCTACAGCGATGGCTAGAGAAGCGATTGCACAGTTTGTAGAGGGTAACACCCACCAAATGCAAAAATGGCTAGAACAGGTCGCAGAAGGCGTTAGAAACGATGAGGATAAATACATTGTTTTGCCTAACCCTGAGAAGGCTTTTGGTATGTTGCAAAGCGTCATGGAGTATCACTTACCTAAATTAGCTAGGACTGAACATACTGGGGATGAAGATCAACCAGTTAAGATAATCCACGAACATAAGTTCCTAGATTGAAAGAGATACGCAAACTATACGAATACCCATACAAAGCTCGTGATGCTTTCCTAGACTTTCACAGGCGAGATGAGCGTTGGGCGGTATTAGTCTGCCATCGCAGAGCAGGTAAGACAGTAGCCACCATTTGCGACACTATCCGTAGAGCAGTCACAGAAAACAAGCCTGATGCAAGGTATGCCTATATTGCACCTTACTACGCACAGGCTAAAAACATTGCTTGGGATTACTTACTCAAGTTTGCAGAACCAGCCATCGTCAAGGCTAATCAGTCAGAGTTATGGGTAGAACTGGTTAATGGGGCTAAGATTAGACTGTTTGGTGCTGATAACCCTGATGCACTCCGAGGCCTTTACCTTGATGGCGTAGTTTTAGACGAGTATGCCGACATGAAGCCAAGACTATGGGGCGAGATTGTTCGACCATTGCTATCAGATAGACAGGGTTGGGCTACATTTATTGGTACGCCTAAGGGCCACAATGCCTTTTATGATACGGGCAAAGGGGTATAACAGGGGCATTGCTTCTTTTGCCAGTTCTTCTAATGTGATGCAATTCCGCTGGCGTTCCCTCATTGCCTTGATGCCTACAAAGTGAGCATCCTAATTCAGCTACCTTACGATAGTGTTCTTTTTCAGCTTTTGTTGGCATTATCTACGCTTGCTTGCTCTAGCTTTTCAGCAGATTCAGCTATATCGACTGCGATCTCCATCATTAGCAGAGCACTATTGTTTTTAAGGGCCTCGTCATACATACGAATTAATGTTTTAAGAATTAAGAATTCTTCTGTCAAGGTAATCATATTGTGAATTTCTCCAATTGTCGGTTGTTTGCTGATTCTGTTTGCCATGCCTGAAAACGCATCTTAGCTGCTTCTAGTTGCCATTTAAGTTTTTCTGCTTCTTCTGTGGCCTTACCTATTGCTTCGCACAGATTTTGGTAATCAGGGCTTGCATAGGCTTCACGCTCTTGTGCTGTAACTGTATTTTCATTTGATTGCTTCATCTTGATACTTTTTAATGAACTTTTGTAGGCTTCCAATTGGGCTAATTGGCCCTTGGCTTTTGCATACTCAGGTGCGTTCATGTAGATATAGTTTATCGCTTCGTGTGGATCGTATTCCATTTATGCTCCAAATAGTAGTGTTTGAGTGATTACTTGCTTGCCTGAATCGTATTTTTGAGAATCACCTTTTGGGTAAGGTTCTGTTTTGTATTTAAGTAATTGATTCATTAACCTTTTTTGGCGTTTATCGCCATGAAAGTAAATATATCGGTGCTTTCTTGATCGTTCTGTGTAATAGAAATCATCACCATACTTTTCTTTAATGCCTTCCAAAGTCATGCCATCCGACAATGTTTTGCTATGTTTGTGCTCTAGACCCTTAACAGTCCAATCAACCCTGTTAGCAGATAAGCCTGTATATATAAAGTTTGTGGCTTGATAAACATACCCAACATGGCCTTGGCCAGTATCAGCATAAGAAACAATGATGCTTGGCTTTGGCAATAGCTTGATTGAATTGGCCACTAAGAAACTGGCTTGGTTTTTATCGTTATCTTGCAAGCAAACCCTGTTTAATTCCAAAACTTTGTCTGAGTATTCTTTGCCACAGATACCCATGCAAAGGCTTGGACTAGCTGGTATTCCATAAGTAACAACACCCATCAATCTATCTTTTTCATACAAACCAAAAGCAAACATTATTTGAGGAATCCTTTTGGCATAGTGTTTTTCGAGTAACCAAGGGTAAGTTTCTTCATTTTTAATTGGTAGGACTTTCATCGCCAATCTCCTTTTCCCCCTGTATTACCTTTGATGTATTGGTCTTGTATATCTCGCATGACTGATGGGCGTCTGTCACCAAGTCCATAAGTTGAGATAAGTCTGCGAAACTCTTGTAAACCTTTTTCTTTTCTGAGCTTGATCCAGTATCTAACTTCGCATCGATGCCTGTGTTCTTCATCCGTATTTCCTGTTAGCAAGTCGTTCATTTAAGATGTTCCACGCTGTTGATGCACAAAGTGGGACTTGTCCATTTCCAATGGCTTTAAGTCTGTCCACCCTATCGGCCATCCCATCAACCACTCTACCCACATTGGGTTCAGTTTGCCACCAGCTTGGCTCGCCAAAGAAGGTGTTTTCCTTGTAAATTCCGATGGATACGCCCCCTCTTTTGAATTGTGTGCCGTTGGTGTTGGCCACATTCTGACCGCTTGAGGTAGGGTTACTGAGTGCATCGATCCTGTTTTTTGTTGCGTTGACTTCAGATTTCCTGTGTAAATGTCCGATACTGTCGGTGTCGGCCAATTGCCACTGGGAGTTTCTGCCAACAATCCAGATCCTGTCCCTTTGATGGTTTGCTCCGACTTCATTTGCTCCCAACACTCCCCATTCCGCATCGAACCCCAATTTGGCCAAGTCTGCAAGCACTCGTTCAAGTCCTCTATTAGTGAGCATTGGACTGTTCTCAATGAATGTGTATTTGGGTCGTACTTCGCCAATAATCCTTGCCATCTCCGACCACATTCCTGATCGCTCTCCGCTAATTCCAACTCCTTTTCCTGCTTGACTAATGTCTTGGCACGGAAATCCGCCTGAAATGACATCAACAATTCCTCGCCACGGCTTTCCGTCAAAGGTTTGAACATCATCCCAAATCGGGAAAGGCGGGAGAACTCCGTCATTTTGTCGGGCGGCAAGTACGCAAGCTGGGTATTGTTCCCATTCGACTGCACAGACTGTTCTCCATCCAAGGAGTTTTCCCCCAAGTATTCCGCCACCAGCACCTGCGAAAAGAGCCAACTCATTCATTTCTCCTATACCTTTTTGCATACTGTTTTAAGGATTTCTTGAATCCTTGCCTTGTTTTTAGCCTTTTGTTCTTCAGTCAATTGATTGTCTAACTGCAAGTTGTTTGTAGGCACATAGCAGTTTTTGAGCAAATCCATGAACTGTGGCAGACTTGGTGGATCAAGTGGTAAGTTATCCATTACCTTACGCAAAGCATCGGGTTTGTCTTGGTATGGGGCAAGTTTGATAGCCCAAGTATCCATAGCGTTAGCCATGCCATAGTCAATGCCGTTAGGCAAAGTCTTACCCATCTTCCACAAGTTAGTCCACCTAGAGCCATAGTGGGCTTGCATGGTGTCAAAGATTTTAAGAATCCAACTATCAGGTAATCTGTTTGACATTGTGCCCCCTTGCTTGCATAAACAACTCTGCCAAGGCAGAAGTTCCAGTTTGTTGTTGTTTAGGGTATTGGTCTTTAATCCACTCAGCTTTAAAACCAACCCAACCTCTAGCACAGCAAAGTTCCATTGCCTCTTGTAGTGAGATGCCAGCTTTTTCAGCTTCTTTGATTAAGCCTTTAAGAGCAGTATCTGACCACTTAGCTTTTTTGGTTTTGCGAACTTCTAAGTAGTCTTTAAAAACAGCATCAGAAACACCGCTAGGTGTATCTATTGGTTTATGGTTATTGGTTATTGGTTTATGGTTAGCATTGCCTTCGGATTGCGTTGGCTTTGCGTTCGCATTAACACCCTTATTCTTATTAGCCCAACGAGCGTTTGCAGAAGCCCTAGCTTTGTCTGATTTACCATGATACTTGGCTATAACATCATCACAACGCTTGTGGACATACCCTTCTTTTGTTAATTCAAAGAAGTCATTTAATACATTTTTAAACGCTTGCTGTTCATCTGCATTGCGTATGCTATGCGTTCGCATAAGTTTATCTAAGTCCGCAGTTAAAGGGCTTTCAGATAAATAGTATGTGTCAATTAGTTGCCTATAAATGCCATGTTCTAGCAAAGATAGGTGGGATGTATCTTTACGATAATCCCCAATGTTATGCTCGTAATAGTGCATAAAAGCCTTTAAAAAAAATGGCTTCACCTGATACCCAATCCTTTTTTAAGGGATCTGACAGGATAGGTCTTAGCAACCTACTGAGTATCATGTGAAGCCACACTAAGTTTAATCCCCTGTCAAGAGATAGGCAAATCATATCAGATTATTCCAGTTCAGGCCAAATAATTTTGTAGTTATTTGGAAATAATGCTTTTCTAGTGATTAAGCCGTGGCTTTCTTTTTCAAGCGTAGCTGCCAAGATCACCATCTTATCCATAGGAATATCGCCATTCTGCCACATAGATACGGCTGGTACAGATACCCCAACCATCTTGGAAATACGAGTTGGGCCACCTAAAAGTTTAATGATAGCTGTTGAATTCATGTAAGCTATCTTAACTTATTTAAAAAATAATTGCAAATAATTGTTGACATGGTATTTAAGATAGCTTAATATTCTTTTACGGCAATAAGTCGTGATAACAGAAAAGGATACTCAAATGAGTGAAATAGACCAACAGCAAGACTTCAACAGCTTCCAAGAACACTTGGAACGCATCTTTAAAGACCTAGAAGATGGGGTCACAATAACTTTAGATGAAATCGGTGACTTACGCTATGCGTGTGGATTGCCATCGCCAGTTAGACCTAACCCTGTACTAAACGCAGTCTTTGATGACTTTTCTAACATTTTTGGAGCTACAAAATGATTATTTCAGATAACAGTAAGGAATTTAAAATCGCACCTGCTGGCTTGCACATGGCTCGCTTGTATTCAATTATTGACCTTGGCCACCAAGCTACAGAATGGGCTGGCGAAACCAAGATCATGCACAAGGTAGTATTTACTTGGGAATTGCATGGTGACGATGATGCAGGTAATCCGCTAAAAACAGACGATGGAAAGCCCCTAATCGTGTCTAAGCGATATACAGTTAGTTTAGGTGATCAAGCCCGATTAAGGCAAGACCTAGAATCATGGTCTAACAAAAAGATGACCCCTGAGGATCGTAAAAACTTTGACCTTAAAGGTTTGTTAGGCAAGTTCTGCATGGTCAACATCACGCACTCAGAAGATGGCAAGTATGCAAACATTAGTGGCATCAGCCCAGTACCATCAGCATTGCGTAATGTTCAGCCTGAAGGCGTTAATCCTACATTGCACTTTTGGTTGAATGAATTTGACCAAGCTAAATACGATGCGTTGCCAAAGTATTACAAAGAAAAGATTGCAGAATCCTCTGAATGGCGTGGTCAAAAGGCTGCTGAAACCAAAGCACCTGTAGCCAATGATATGCCTGACGATATTCCATTTTAATTTTTAGGGGGAAAGTGGACTACCGACATGAGTACCCCACCTTAAAAATGATAACTATTCTTATTACAGTCTTTGTTGGTTTTGGAATGTTGGCTTTAGCCATCTTGTCTATTTTGTTTGCACTTTGGTATACGCAAAATGACTAAGGTAGCCATTAGAACCGCTTGGGTGGCGTTATTTATTGTTTTGGTGGTGTTGGCCTATGGTCATGGCTACAAACAAGGAAGAAACGAT